CGTTCTTCGGTAGCTGCTTCTTCGACCGCGCGTTCCGCTTCGGTATCTTCGATAGCTGCTTCAACGATTTCAATCGCCGTGGCCTCTGACGGTCGCCACGTGTAACCGGCGGTGCGGACTAGGTCCAAAGCGTTCAGTCTGGAGCATTCATGTGGCTCACCACTGGGAGCGTACACGGTTTCCATGTCGTATGCTGCATTAGCCATATCGGGGTTCCTTGGATGAGAAAAGAGGGGCGTCTTTCGAACGCCCCTCCTGTTAGTTCAGCTACAGATTAGAGCAGCCATGCAGCGAAGCGGATCGACGGGGCGGTGCCCGCGACGGTCAGGTTCATTTCCAGAACAGCATGTGCTGCATCCATCTTCGACAGCGTGGCTGCGTCGATGAGCATGACGTACTGGCCTGCTGCGGTGATGGTGATCGACTCAACAGCCGTGGTGGTTGCGCCGACAGCGCCAGTGTCCATACGGAAGGTGTACGATTCAGCGCTTGCGCCTCCGGTCACCGCCGATTCAACCGCGATGACGACCTTGTAGGACGCAGCGCCGAGCTGATCGCGCTGCGAGGACGGGCGGACGTTGATCATCTTGTCAAGGGGAAGGGTGCCGATAACGCCGGAAGCGGTGACGGCAGCGAGACCCGGAGCGCGGAAAGCGTTCGCGGCGTCGTAGATGTTGTTCACTTCGGAACGTGCCATTGGTGTTTCTCCAGAAACTCTGAGGGGGGTTGAGAGGGGGTCTCACGACCCCCTCAGGGCCATCACTTCACGACAGCCGCGTTCTTGATGCCGCGCACACGCGCTGCTGCACGTCCGTGTAGAGCGGCCATGCCTACCATCCATTCGACACGGGTCAGGAGCGCAGGCTGGGTCTGCATTTCACCAAGGTCGCGAACTTCCATGATGCCGTTCTGCAGGCCGGTAACGCCCTCATCACCGAGGTTGACGCAGTAGACCGAAGTCGCCGTAGCGGTTGCGCCACCCGAACCAACTTCGTTGAAGTCGATGATCTGCTTGCCTTCAGCGTCGTAGTCGGTGACAATGATGGGCAGCCCATCGAACATCACAATACGGCGACCGAACTCGTCCTTGTCGTAAGCAATGTAGCCACCGATGGTGGTGTCCGTTGCGGCTGCGGAGAGCAGGTTGCGCATCTTCTTCGACATCAGCAGGTGTGTCGGGTTGTCGACTGCGTCGATCAGGTCACGAAGAGCCGAGACCGACAGGGGGTCGCCGCCGTTGGTGTTGCCAGCATTCAGGAGCTGGTCGCCCTGAATACGTGCGCGCAGACCGTCGAATTCACGTGGGTCTTTGGTCGAGTCGCCGTTGATCATCTTCGCGCCGATGGTCAGGGACATTGCCTTGACCTGACGGAGTTCATGCTGCGAACGAACTTCGTTGCCGTGCATTTTCAGGATCGCGTTGTCGACCTTGAGTTCGCCACCACCGATGCGCAGGCGCTCGGTTTGGGGGTTCAAGATGCCAGCCGACGCTGTATAGCCTTCGTTCACACCACGGAAGGCAACGCCCGGCAGGCTTCCTTCGAGATTGTAAACGTACGCGCCACCTTGGACGTCAAGGAAAGGCATAACGCGCAGTAGATCGGACGAACGAGCGAAGTGCTCGATGATGGTATTGCGAAGGACTTCGCCCGGATTGATTTTGGCTGCTTCAAGCAGGGTAATCACGATGGTATCTCCCAGTTTTCAGGATGCTTGCTCGTAGGGTTCACGGGCTGTGAGCAGGCTCCCCGAGCCTGTGTGCGCCCTCAGCTAAGCCCATTAGCGCTGAGGACATTATTCGTGACACCCCCATGAGGATGTCACTATAGATGACACTGGCGGGTATAATAGTGCCCACCAAACGGTTACTTCAGCCCGTGCTTACGCGCGTAGTTGATGCGCTCCTGCGGGGTCATGTTCGCCAGCTCTGCTGCACTCAGGCGACCGGCTGCTTTCTGGTCCGAGCCGCTAGCACCACCACCACGTGACCCCTTGAACAGGAAGTCATTCTCGTCGCGTTGCTTGAGCAGCCATTCCTTGACACTCAGCGGCGTCACGCCGTCCGATCCGTAAATGACCGTGCCGTCGCCCATCTTCGGGACCAACTTACCGCCATCGACAGCGAAGACCCGGAAAGCTTGTGGCAGGACGAGATTTACGGCCTTGTCCAGCATAGCCACATCGGGGTCCGATGCAGCCAAACGAATATTGTTCTCAACCAGCATCTGGTTGGACAGCTCCACCGCCTTGTTTGCCTTTTCGCGGTGTGCGTCCCGGTCCTTGGCAAGGTCAGCAAGTTGAAGCTTGAAGCTATTGGTGACATCGGTGATCCGCGCCGCCGCTGCTTCTTCAAGCGAGGTATTCTCAACCAGAGCACCGTCCTCGACACGCTTCTTGGTGTCGCGTAGTGCTTCCAGTGTCTTGGCGAAGTCGTTCAGCTTGCCGGTTTCGAGTGCTTCCAGCGGAACGCCGGTAACTTGCTCGTACTGCGACACCTTTTGGACCAGATCGTCCCGTTGCTGCGACAATTTCACGTTGTTCTCGCGGAACTCAGTGATCCTGTCAGCCGGTGCGACCTTCACCGCGAAACCGTCAGGTCCTTCCTTGGCGTGTTCACGGAGGTCATCCGGCACTTCAGATAGGGACTTGTAGGTAAGAGTAGCCATGTGTTCATTTCCCGACGCTCCGCGTCGGCCCCTTGATAGATTAAACCAGTACCGCCGGTATCTGGGTGAGGTGGGTTCCTCTGCGTGTTGCGGAAAAAGTCACATCCGC